ATATGCCACTGCTCTTTTAACCTGTTTTGGTGAGCCCAATCTACTTCATGGGTAGGCAATCCACAGTAATGACACAATGATGCACCCAGGCTTTTATACACATGCTGACAATCAACCACTAATACCAACCGTTTTTCTTATGAAAGGTTAATGCTTGGCATGGATTTTTATGGCGGTGTTTGATGTAAGCCAATCCTCTATCAATTTGTTTGTAGGGATTCTTCTCTTTTAATCCTAAAATTTGAGGTATCCCAAAGGCACTAGATTTAGGATTTTTAGCCTTGTGATCCCATCGGCTTTCCATAAACCACAATTCATCCACGCAATAAAATTGTTCAAATGAGTAATCTAACTTAAAAAATGTATATTGCTTTAGATTGGATTTGTAAATTATTTCGGAATTTGCTTTTGTAATGGGCAAGAATGTCATTAAACATAGAGATGTCCCAAATAGCCAGCACCTTGCGAGCCATCCCCTTCGGGGCTCGCATTTTTGGCCTTTACGCCAAATGCTAAGGCGTGAGCCTAGCACACTACTCCTAATGATCATTGCGTAACTCCTTCACTTATCTCACTATATGAGATGTGATCTAGTTCACACTAACTTAATTTCTTTTGGCTTCTCATTAATATGTAACAGATGTAGCAGGATTGATCGCTAATAATCCAATTACCACATTTATTACATCTGATTGGTTCGCTCATGGGCTCTCTCTAACAGGATGTCCACTAATTCAATAAATGGTCTGCAATGTCGCTTCTGTACCATATAGAAGCGTTCGGTTATATCTCTCTGTGCATCGTAGTATTCCTGGATACCCCAATCATACTTTGTTGCAACAGGTATGACAAAGATATTGTGGGTTTTTTGGCTAATAATTACATAGGCAAAAGGCTTGATTATTTTGCTATCAAAGCCATAAACCGTATCCACAATCAAAGGATTATGCGGGAAATCATCCACATCGGTAAATGATCGGCTACTACTTTTGACTTCTAGGATTAGATCATCAACCACAATGTCCTTTTCATTAAGGGTTTTATCTCTAATCTCATCATGGGTAGTAGCAATGCTAAATTCAGGTACATCTACCTTTGGAATCCCAAATGTGGCCAGTAGGTCAGCCACATACAGGTTATAGCCATGACCTTCAGCCATAGCCCGGTGATAATCAAATTTACTCATGAACCCTGTACTCAATGTGATTGATGCATCCACATCCGGCGCACCTACGCACGCCGTTTACATTCATCATGCGTGGGTCATTGCAAAATTCACAACATTCACTAAATGGCACAATATCTACTTCAACGCCATCATCTGTAAATCTTGCCCTAACTCCGGTGGGGTCAATCATTTCCATATCACCCATTGTTAGCACCTGGGTAATACCATTTACCGGTTTCCTTACTCATAGTTGCCCATTTAGCATCACAACCCCTGGCACACACATATCCATAAAACGGTGTTCCCCGCCCCTTAGATATGCCTGTTTTAAGTTGCATTTCACCATGTTGGCAATGTTGCACCGCCGGTACATCAGTAGCCAATGCATCAACTACCTGTTCAACACTCATAGGTGCTGGATTCTCATCATACTTTTTTTCCTCTACAAATTGATGGCGCATGATTCTTTCCATCAATGCCGACTTGCTACCAGGCTGACCATAGATTGCCTTTGTAGGGGGTATGGGTTCAGATGGCCTAGATAATAAATCTGAATCTAAAGAATCAGTGGGGGTTACTGCCCAAGATTGCCGGGCTTTAGCCGCCATCACTTCTTGTTTAGATGCCACGCGCTTTGTAGCAGTTTTCATGGCTGCAACAATCGCTCGCCCCCATGCGCTTGTTTCACATATCATAAGTTCTGACCCGGCTGTCATTCCCTTACCTGGTATTTGTTCCCAAGCAACTGCAATCCCTGGTCTTACATCATGAGGATCACGGTAACAAGCGGCTGTATAAACCACATAGGTTTTACCCTCAACCTGCACAATCTCATAAGGCTTACTAGGATCATAAGGTTGCAATGATGCTTCAGGATAGGCTTCTTTTAATTGCGCTATGCGCTCAGCCACATCAACATAATCATTCATGTTCATTATCTGTTTTCCTTATCCCAAAGGCTAACAACCTTTTCCATTAAGTATTCATTGTCGGCTTCAAGCATCTTTTGGCGCATTGATGGGTGAGTTCTAACTGTAAATTTTTCTACCTTTACATTGGTTTGCTTTGTATCAGTAGTACCGCGCTTGTAACCACTCTTAAACCCTTTGTCATAGCCATTTTCAACAGCCACCATCCATGTAACACCAATCAATAGTGCTACCAGCGTAAATAGGCAGATTGTTATCAACCACCCATATATCTCATAGTTCATATTTCACCGCTTCCTTGAACTTGTCTAACCAATATGCTTCAACCATTTTGGCTGATAGCCTTCCTCTAACCTGCCTTGCGCCTATTGCTTTTTTGGCGTGTTTGCGGATTAAAGAAGCCTTTACAAAATGCTTACGCTTTTCATCAACATAAGCACCGCTTTGTTTATCGTACTTAACTAATTCCAAACCATCACCGTTTCTAATTCAGCCGGTAAATCAACCGGATCAACATCATTAACTACCTGATAGATACTGCCATTTGGGTGTATAGATGGTGGCAGTACAACATAACCTTTATGTTTAACATCTATGCCTGGTATTAACTTGCCTTTAAATTGCTTTGTTTTATCGGCAAGATAATAGAAGTGATAGCCGTTATCTGTTTTAACTGTATGCGTATTAGATGCTACACATACCCGGCGATACTGTTCCCATAATGTCCTAGAAGCAATATTGCGCTTATCAAAATCCAATACAACTAAATTAGATTGGGCAATGGCTAGGCCAATATTCAAATTATCATCGCCTTTAAACCATTTCTTGATAGTTGATAAATCATCACTTGCATCAAGATAACCGTGCCGTAAAAACTTGCATGGCTCTTTAGATTGTGGCTTTAGTGGTAATACCCACCAACCCTTTTCAATGTAGGCTACGGCGTTCATGCATACACCCATGACCCGGCATAATTAGTTGTAAAGCAATATTGACCCAGGGCATTGTCAAAAGAAATGCTGTAATCCCAACGGTTTTGTCTTAGGTATTCGGTAGCCAATACAACTGATGCATAATTTTCTACCCAATAAATGAACTGATGTGACCAACAAATTGAATCTTCAAATCGGTCTTTTTGTTGTAACCAATCTGTGTTAGTACCCCATTCCATTTGGGCTTCTGTTAAACCTTCAAACTGATTCTTTGTAAGTTTCATTAGGCAACCCTCTTAACACCTTTGTAATAACCATCTTTAATGTCATTTTCAATGTGTTTAACTAATTGTGAGCCGACTAAATATCTCCAAGACATATTGGTTTTTAATGTTTTACCATGTCTTGTAATTTCATAACTGACATCATCTAAAACTTTAATAGTTATAGTTTTATCAGCATTTTGATACATTGCAATAATGCCTGCTAATTCAGACATATCATTTGTAACTTGTACTTTCATAATTAACCCCTTCCGGTCAATTGCGTTTGTAAATGCAATTAAACACTAAGGGGCTGACAAATGCCATTACCTTTAAGGCTTTTCTCCAATTATTTTTGTGATTTGGATCACCCAAAGGCCTTACCCATAGCAGTAAATGACCCATCAACATTGAATGGGATCATCTCTACGCTTACATTGCCCCGCTTAATATGAATGATAACCGCCCCAGCCTGCCAATTGGCGTAGCCTTTGGTATAAGACATCTTTTTTAAGTCACAGGTGTGACCACACTCAACCCCCACTAAAACCCTCTCTAATCGGCCATTAAAGGCTTCTGAGGCACATGTGTAGCCCAATCTGTGCGTGTGTCCACTCACTACTGAACGCCCCCAGCGTTTACTAAGGTTCAACGCCGTTTGACCGGCTATATTAGATATGACACCTTCATCCCCATGACATAGGACAAAGTTAGTTCCTGGGATTGCATAAGGCTGTTTTGCGTAATGGATGCCTAAGTCATCAAATCCCATAAAGTTTGCATATTGTAATTCCGGCAATCCCATCAATCCGGGTATGCGCTGGATGGCCTTGTATAACCGATCAGAATGATTTGATCTTGATACTACATCTGTTTTTAGATCATAAAGAATATCCTGGCATGTAGCCCGATCTTGATCCAGGGTTTGCATAAAAGATTCAGCCTTACCATCTGCAAACCTAGAAATAGTATTGAAATCCATCTCATCACCAACATTTAAAACTAAATCAAACTTGAAAGTATTGACCAGTTTTTTTAGATTGATTACGGCTTCTGTAAATTGAAATGGGACTTGTAGATCACTGACTACAAGATATTTGGCGTTAAATGATTTATCGCGCTTAATCTTCATCCTCATCATCTGTTGGATCAATTCGGGGAATGATCTCAGTGGGTTGGTTACCTGGATTGATCCAATCAGGCATTGATGCACCTGGTTCTGTAATTAACCAAAATGCAACATCATGGCTAAACCCGGCGGCTTTGGCCGCTTTAAACATTTCATTTAATGTGATGTAATGATTTTCTAATTTGTTCAACGCCTCAGCCTTGCGTGGCGTGCGCCGTTTACGCTGGGGTGCTTTTCTAGGTTTTTTAGTAGCCATAGTCACCAATTTTAGATCATATTATTCCGCGTATGGCGCGTTCAACGCCTTCTTCTAAAGTAATTTTTGGGGTGTAGTAGTCACTCATCATGGTTGGATCACCTACCCGGTAGGCCACCCCCGCCGGCTTATCGGTTAATACCTTGAAATTCTTACGATGGGTTTTTTCATGACCTAAAACCTTTAGGGCTATTGTGGCTAAATCCATGAAAGTGCTAGGTCTGCCGGTACATAGATTTACAGTTTGATTGCAATCATTTCTAACCATAGTTATCACCGCATCAACTATGTCATCAATGTGTATGAAATCCCTAGTAGTAGTTGCCTTACCCCAAATATTAAAAGGGTTAGCGTTCATAATCGCGCGTTCAATTATAGATGGAAATGGATAATCTAAATCTTGATCTGTACCATATCCGC